CTAGGGGCTTGTTGCACCGGCTGGTTCTGGGCCTGTTGTTGAGCAACCTGTTGACGCTCAACAGCCACCTTTTGCTGTTGATCAACCCTTTGCTTTGCTGCCGAATACTTTTGTTTGTCCACGGCAATTTGAGTGAGTTGTTCTTGAGCGGCCAGTAGCCCATCAGAATCTCCCGCTTCATACGAACTTTTATACGCGTTCTTTGCAGCCTGTTCTTGGTGCCCTAAACGACTACCGTATTCGCTGAGATACCCAGTATCTACTTGCTGGACGCGGGACTTTAGTTGGTTGTTCTCGTTTAAGAGTTGCTGCGCTACCCGTACCGCTTCTTCGCGGTCGCGCTCTGCATTCTTATTACGTTCAGTTAACTTCTTAATCCGTTTCTGAACGCTCTTGCTATAATCCTGTAACTCTCCATCGTCGTCACTAGAAACAGCAACCTTTTGTTTAGAGCTACTATAATCAGAGCTACTATCAGGCGTTGACTCTTCATCACCCTCTGTCTCTACAATAATTTCTTCTTGTTCTTCAGCCATTTGGTTCTCCATTTCCTAAACGTGCTTAACGTCATCTGGGTCAAGTAGTGTTGCAATCACTTCATCGTCGTTGATGATGCGAACTTCACCACCGTCAATCTTAAAACGGGAGCCGGAGTATCGACCTATGCAAACCCATTGGCCGGCCTCACACCAAGGCGTGGAGTCGGCACCAAATTTATTAGGATCTTTATAGGCAAGGGGGCCTAACCGTAAAACGTAGCTAACCACCGTAGCGACTGACTCTCGCTCCCGCACCTCATCAGGTATGTAAAGACCAGAAGCAGTCTTAGATTTACCTTGGTACGGCATAACAAGAATCCGCCAACCCGTTGGTTGCGGAAGTCTTTCGATTAAAGATTTGTCTATAAGGGAAGGGTCTAAGACCCTAGCGTCAACATATGCGCTCTCAACAGAGGAATCGTCAGAGGCTTCAGCCTTGCGATCCTTGTTCATTTTCTGCGCGACATGGTCAGGAAGATATAATTTCTTCGACATAATCTGCGTTCTTCTCCAGCAGGGCCCTGATTTCAGCTCTAGCGAAAGAGAGGCCCCGTACCTCTCCCACCATCATCTTATAAGTTTCCCAATCTTTGGCATTGCCTTGGGAAAGAGACTCGGCCATTTCTAGCTCGCGTTTCTCCAACAACCTATACATATGTTTTGCGAAGTCAACAACATCCATTATAGGATGTCCTTATAATCTTCTTGTGATTCATTTGTGATTGGACCACCTTGAGACCAACTGTCACAAACATATTCTGTAGCACAAACAAATTTATATACCTGGCAATACCCTAGCTCTCCTGAGTCATCGCCTATGCACTCAAGTGTTTCAGAGGTTTGGTTATACGAGGAGCATACACCGCAGGCTTCTTCGCTTACGGACTCTCTGTAATTGCCTTCACTCTCAGCATACATCTTGTTTACATCGTTGACCTCTTGGTCCTGCGTTGCAACGGGGCATCGAGAACTGTCGTCCTCACCACCCTGCATCTTATCCACCAACATTCCATCTGGCAGGATACTTATCATAATTGTAGGCATTATTCAGTCTCCTCTGTCTCGTTGTATATGTTATCAAAGATGCGGTTAACGTCTAACGTATAGTCTAAATCAGATTTTGAATAGTGGATATTCTGTGACGGACGGAAGTCAGGAGCGCCTTCCCCCGTATTAAACCACGCCGGATGAGTGACACGAACACGGTTATTAGGCAATGCTACAATGTTGCCGGTGTACTCGCCTGCATCTAACAACTCTAGCACATGACTTTGTTTGTGTTGCGCTGGGTCATCAGCAATCTCACTTTCCGTATAATCAACAGTAAACATATATTTAGCGGGGTAGAACTCACTTCCCACCTTCGCAAGCCAAGGACAAGGTGTAGCTCTATCCATTTGGTAAACAGCATGCGTGTGAGACGAACAGTCCCAAGGCTGCGCTTCATGCACAGGCATTGGTGTAGGCCACTCCTCATAGGGTGTATCCGCAACCAACGCTGTGATAGGCATCCGAGCCCACATGGCGCCACCATGAACATTAGGTTCCCCCTCCATCTCGGCCTCACATCCAGTGAAGATAACTTGGAAGCTTAAACACCTGTTAGGCATAGTGGTGACAGCAATTGCCATCGCATGTAAAAATTCTCCGTGGTACTCAGTATGATTGTGTGTGTACTCACGCCGCACCCAACATTTAAAATGCGGGATGTTACTTTGTAGATATGGCATTAATAAGTTTTACCCCTGTTTGCATTATCTCTTACGTCTCCACGACGTAACTGCACCAACCCGCCGTTAGCCATACCCTTAGACATTACCTTGCCGCCACGGGCATAACCCTTGGTCATTACCTTGCCGCCTTTAGCCATACCTTTAGGCTTAACCATGCCGCCTTTAGCCATTCCTTTGGATTTAACCATGCCGCCTTTAGCCATTCCTTTGGATTTAACCATGCCACCTTTAGCCATTCCTTTAGATTTAACCATGCCGCCACCCTTCATCATCTGAAAGTCTGCGCCAGAGATTTCTCCGTCTTTATTCTTGTCAAGTTTTTGTTGTTTACCAGTAAGTGCCATGGTTTTTCTCCTATACCATCAGTTCAAAATGTGGGCCGTCAATGAAGGGTCTACGGCCTTGTGTTCTACGTTCGTCAATGTAACTGTTCATGGCATCTTCCATAGAGCCACCTTGAAACTGAGCTATATTTGACACTGTCCATGCGGCCCCCCAACGAATAGGAACATCAACCTCACGGGCAGCTTCGGCCATAGCATCAGCAATGTCATCATAAAGATTCAATTCCCAAGACGCACGGCTACCAATATAAGCCATTAAATCAACGGCATAGCCTTGGAGATGTTTGGACTTCATCGTTTGCGATGCGCCCTTGGCAACTAAAGCCTTTTGTTCTTCCATAGTTCTCATGCCACAGATCACGCCGAAATCAATCTTAGTTCGGTGGATGGCCGATTTGACAACCGCAACAAGCCGTGGATCTAAACCCTCCAGCTTGGCCTCGCTTCTCGCACTTAATTTAAACGTCATTTCTGTATCCTCACGTTTAGGCAGGCGACAGTCATATTGGTGTTCGTCACCAAGATCTTTGCCTGTTCTTTATACTGTTCACATACCGTTCTACTCTCAAAACTATTTAATTGATAGTATTGTAAAGGCATACCCGTAATCAACTGTATCCAAACCAACACCCACATTACTTAGCTTTTTGCTTGCGGGTCTTCGGCTTGTTCTTAGAACCTTTGGGTCGCCCACGTTTGACCGGTGTCTTTTGTTCCGCAGGATCTCCCATCAACAACGACCGCCAGTAAGAGGTTGTAAACCATTTCATTTTATAAACTCCTTACTTAGTTAAACCTTTAGTCTTTTCGTAGCTGCGAAGTCCACCAATTCCAAGCATCCCAAGCAACACCGTCATAAGAGAACCCATGTCAAACTCAGGCAGCGGAGGTATTTCAACGCCGGAAATCGTTACTACAAATATAATCAACGGGCAAAGTATAAAGTGATATAGCAAAGCAAAGCCACAGGTCCAGCCCACAAAAGGACGCCATCCTCCCTTGAACAAACTACCCGAAGCCGCCTCTGCCTTGTTGATCTCCAACTGAGCAAGCAACGCCTGCTGGGCGTGGGTGTCAGACATCGTAGCTATCTCGTGAGCCAGCTTGGCTTTCATATCAGAGTCGGGAATTACTTTATCCAAGATGCCCGTGACAGGGCCGATTAAAGAACTAATAAGGCTCATTTCTTCTTCTTCTTTTTTAACACGGTCTTCAGCGTTTTAGCTTGACCTGCGTGTGACTTAGATGCTTTCTCCAAACCTTTTATAACTTTTTTAATTGTTTTGTTAGACATTATCTATCTCCCTGTTCTTTCTCATACGATATAGAAGCTTTTTTGTCAGCTTTTGCGGAGTATGCATTGAACCCCATGAACGCCGCTACGACACCAGACGCAGCAATTACATATACACTAGCGATGTCCGTGATAAGGCTGGCCGCTTTATCAAACCCTAGTACAGAGGCAAGCAGAATAATGAACGGGTAGATTAACATGCCGGCCAAAGCAAAGCCTGTGAACGACCGTTCGGCATTGCGCTTCAAGTCTTCATCATCGATGCGCCTGCGACGATCCTCCAACTCCAAAAGCGCCCACTCACTCTTTTCTATAGCGCCGTTTTTATTTGTGTCCGCCTTTTCAAACTCAGTCATGTTCGGCTCCAAGATTTTGCAAACTTAATCGCAATGTTTTTATCACGGGTTATTATGACAACTTTTCCGTTTTTGTCTAGAACGACCCACTTTCGCTTGTATTCTAAAAGGAACACTCACCATTTGCCTTGTTTCGCACCAATGAGATATACAGCAACAGCTAAGACACCCGCTCCAGCAAACACACACAGAAGACCCACAGCCCAGTTAATACAGTTGTCTATAAATTCTTGCTTCTTATACACAAGCTCCCGTTGTTCTTTTCGCTGTTGAGCTTCAATGCGAACAATTTCGTCCCAAGCAGATGGACCATAAGTCCAACTAATATGGGCCCGAAGGTCTTCTCTCATTTCTGCCAAGCGTTTTTTTTGAGACCAAATGTCTAACGCGGTAGCCTGCGTGTCACTAAACATCTTGTACATGGGAGGTTTTTGGGCTTTTTGATCTAAGAAGTCTAAGTCACTGCAAGCCTTGCTCCACTGTGAGATCGTGCCAGCCATACCACTTATTTCACGCCCGACGGATACAGCTTTCTTTATACCAGAATATGCCGCAGAGGCTGCGGCCATGGCTGAAATAGGATCAATCATTGTACGCCGCCTCTATATTTAGGTTTATCCCCTACGATTCATCCCTTGCCGCTGAACCTCTATCCGTTCACGATTAACATCGTTGCGATTACCCGCGATGTCTTCTGAGCTTTCAATACGAGCGGCGTCTGTTACAGCACGTTGCTCCATCTTCGCAGCCTCTAGCAGTAACTCGGACTTGTCGGTGCTGGCCTTGCGATCAGCATCTTGCTTTTTAATCTGCAACTCTTGCATACGAATCTGCACCAACGGATCTGCCATAGCGTCCTGTCCTGGTGGAATAAGATCGGCTAGTGTTTCCTGCATGATCTCTAGCTGTTGGATAGCAACAAGCTTTTCCATCTCCGCAGGGTTTTGCATGTTCTGTTGGACTTCCGCGATTTGTTGTTGCGCCGCGTTGGGATCAACATTGCCCATCTGAACTTGTTCTTGTACCTTTATGATTAGGTTTTCAATCTCTTGGGTTACAGACAGACGCGCCTTCATACCAATATGCTCAAGTAGGTGAGCATAAAACGTTCCCATAACCTGCGGTGAGGTCGTAACCAAAGGAGTTTTCATAAACATTACATGTATCTTGATGTGCGCGTCATGGTCCTGATCTGGGAATGACTGCAACAATTCACCCATCAACGCCCGAGCATTCTCTAATGCAGGGTCTAACGGCTGCGGTTGAGGTGGTGGCGGTAGAATCTCGTCAATGTTCTGAACCTCTAGAGCCATATACATACGGCGATATGCTGCATGTAGGTTGTGCATCTGTGGGTTGGACTGAGCCAACTGCAACTGTGTCTGCGCTAGAGTAACGCGTTGTGCCATCGAGAAGATGTTCGGATCACTTACAGGAATGATATCAACACGGCCGTCAAAGTCTGTCGCCATGATAGTACGTTCAGCGCCAGCCACGTCGTATGGATATTCCTGTGGTAAGTTATCAGCAAAGGTACGCGCTAAAATACGGAACTCTGTTTTCTGAGCGTAGTGCAACCGCTTATGGATTGCAGACATGACCTTCATGCCCCGCTCCAGCATAGCCATCGTAGTGCCTACCGGAGTTTCTTGGTTCATGTTGTTGGTCTGTTCGTCAGCCAACGATACGAAACGGCGCCCACCCTCGATCAATGCACCCAGTAGCTGGGCCAGTGTTGCAGAAGGTTCCTTGTACGGCAGCGGAATAATAGAGTCCCGTATGTTGCCGCCAGGAGCGTCAATGTCTCGCCATTCTCCAGGCTGTAAAGGCTCATCATCATTTCGAACCTTTACACCCCGAGCCTTGAAACCCGCGGGGAGGTTCGCGAGTGTTCCGGCGTCGATCAACTGGCGTAAGATACTGGTAGCTGCACGACCCAACCCACCAATCATGTGGATTAAACCAAAGCCATAAAACCCTAGGCCAGGCATAAACTTATAGTGAACAAAGTACTGGCGCTTCTTAGCTAACTCAGTGCCCTCGTCGTAATTCCTGCGGACAGAAAGGATATCCCCAGATGCTTCATCCAACGTAACAATGTACGGAAGCTGAATGCCCGTAGGCTCTCCGTCAGGCGACATGTCCTCAAAACCCTCAAGGTCCAAATCAACATGCATCTCCAACAGAGTGTATACTTCATCGGTATACGTCTTGGACAAGCCTTGGATCTCGTCAACCTTCTGACGAACCTCATCCGATTCTGTGTCTCCAACCTGCAATTCTATGTCACGGTAGAAACCAGCAACCTGCATCTTGCGAATCTGGTTGAAGTCCATGCGTAAAACATGCGTAACCCGAGACGCTGTATTCAAATCAGACGCTGAGTAAGGAACAACCAGATCTTGAGCCGGTATAAACTTAGATACCGAACGCTGTTTGGACTCATCGAAGTAAACTTTTTTGAATGTCGAACCAGACAGCGGTAAATAAAACAACAGTTGATCCATATCAGGATCGTATTCGTCCATCACTTCCATGATCTGGTAGTTCATGTACGTCTTTACACGGTGCGCTTGCGCTTCGCGATCAGCATCCTGCTTACCAAGCACCTGAGTCTGCACTGGCCCACCGGCCGGTAGTAGCTCCTTGTATGCTTGTGCTTGGAATTGGGTCACACTCTCCGCTATAAGTGGGTGAGTGACACCAGAGGCCCCTTGGAACGGCTCTGTGCGCTCTATCTGGCGGATACCAAGCTGGTCTAAACCTTTGGTGTACGCTTCTTCCCAATCGGAACGTGAATCTTGGTCTTCTTCGTAAGACGATCTAAGCTCAGAGGAAAGTTCCCCCATGTAGCCGTCATCTAAAAACTCTGCGAGGTTAGCCTCATGCTCCATCGGAGCTTGGGACTCTGCCTCTTCAATCATAGCCTCGATAGACTGCACTGTTGCCGAGCCATCTGCGTTCTGAATAACTTCAGCCCCAGCCGAGAAGTCTTCTGGCATATCCATGGGAACTTCTACCGAAGGCAGCATGTCATCTGGTCCGCCCTGCATGGCGCCGGTATCTACAAGTGAACCCATTGGGCTAGGTGGCAATGCCATTAGTAATACTCCCGTTTCCGCGGAACAAACTCTTCTCCGCTATCTTCACCGTCAAGCGATATGAAACCGCCTTGGCGAAAACGCATCAGTGCTAGTGTCATGCTATCACAATAGTCGTCATGATCTCCATTAGGAAATGACACCACTTCTTCTATAACTTCATCTGCGAACTTTTTGTCCGAAGGAGCCCAGACAACACCCGCCTCAAACAGTGGCGCTACCATGTGCATCCTCGTCACCTTATCACGACCTTTGCCCGGTGAGAACCCTAATGCTGGTATTCCGCGCTGTCGAAGTTCATCAATCAACGGCTGACCACTAGCTTTGGCCTCTACAATCACCATGTCTGGGTCCCAATACTCGTGTTCCTCGTAGGCTTTTTCCTTTAACTCAGGGAAATTCCACCTACCGCGCTGGGCATCTAGCAAAACAACGTTGTCAGGCCCACCATCTATAGGTTTAAACACCCCCCACGTCGTAATAGCTGAGTAATCCGCAGTTTCTTTCTTGGAAAACGCCGTATCATACGCCTGTAGTATGTAATCAAGCCGCGGAATCTCTTCTTCTTCCCACAACTTCCACCACTCACGCTTAATAATAGAAGATCCCGACGATGTCGGCTCTTGCTGCCACTGCGCGGACCATTTTCCTACAGGCAACGACGCCTTGATGCTTAACAGTGCGTCCTTTTCCCAGAACTCCGGCCATAACGGCTTACCACTGGGTAAAATTGCAGGAAACTCCACAACTTCCCACTGATCAGACATGATATCACTGCCCTGCTGGGCCAATAATCTGCCTGTCAAGTCTTTTTTACCCCATCTCGTCATAACAATTATGATCGAGCCGCCAGGTTGTAGACGCTGACGGGGTCCAGAGGTGTACCATTCGTATGCGTGGTCGAATGCAGTCTCGCTTAACGCATCTTGTTCCGAATGCGGGTCATCAATGACGAGTAAATCCGCCCCACGTCCAGTAATAGCTGCGCCAACGCCCGCAGCAAAGTACTCCGCGCCCTTGTCAGTGCCCCATTTGCCCGCACCCTTATTGTCTTCCTTGAGGTTGGTCTCTGGAAATATCTCTTTATACGCTGGATCATCGATTAAATCCCTTACTTTCCTGCCAAAACGCACAGCAAGCTCTGTGTTGTGCGTAGCTTGTATGATCTTTAGCTTGGGGTTTCGGCCCAAGAACCATGCCGGCATCAAGTAACTAGCGAACTCAGACTTAGAATGCCGAGGTGGCATGTTGATAATCAACCGTTTGCACTCGCCACGAGCAACCGCCTCAAGCTTTTCAGCTATAATGCGGTGATGAGCGCCCTCAATGAAGTTCTCATAGACATGGTGAGCGAACGGCATGAAGTGGTCATACGCCCGTTCTTGAAGATCTAGGCGATTCTTAGCCTCCGTCAGCGCCAAAATCTCTTTCAGCGCCTCCTCGGGTAGTGCCTGTAAATTCATGCTCTACGCCTTGATCCATATTCGGGGTTAAGGTTGGGCTGGTAGTAAGCACCGCCCGTTGGACGGACTCTTTGAGCCCCTTCTTCTTCTTCCGCTTGACAGCGCCACTGACCGTTGATCTTCTTTGCTTCAAATCCTTCTGGGCACTCAAACGGGGCTTCCTCTACGACTTCGTCATCAACATCGTCATCGTCTGTGTCCAAGTCAACAATGACATCTTCGGGGTCATCATCATTGTCGTCAACTATGATGTCATCGTCGTCATCGACTTCGTCAACTTCAACAAAGATGTCATCGTCATCGTCTTCAACTACAGTCGTTGGTCCAAGCACAGTCGTATCAACTGGTGTTTCAACCACTACAGGTGGGGCAACTGGCGGGTCAACAGTCACTGGTGTTTCAACCACAGGTGCGGCAACCACAGGTGGGGCAATTACTGTTGGCTTGTTAGGCGGCATGTTGATTGTCTGAGACGTGTCTACCGGAACTTCTACTTCTACCGCTACGTCAGTGTTTAATGGAACGTCTACGTCCATACTGTTAGTCGTGCCCTCAATAGTGTTATCTACCGCAGGAGTTTGGTTCGTTGTAACTACTGAGTTCTGGGCGTCTAGCACTTCCCCTGTAAGACCACCTACTTCAGAAGAAGTATCTAGCGAAGCAATGCCGGTGTTCGCGGTATTTGTAGAAACATCAAATGTACCTGGGCCACCAACAGGGGCCAGAGACGTGTTAGCTGCTGAAGTCAACGATGTACTCGGACCAGTGGACACAGAAGGAGTAACCCCCATTGCATTCTCAGCTATGTTCGCAATTTCTTGCATTGACAGGTTAGTTGTTCTGGATAAAGCCAAAGCTGTCCCAGAAGACAAAGCACCCGTTTCAGCTACCTCTTGTCCGATCTTATCAATTAT